TTATTCTTCCAGTGATTCATACTCCACGTCCGAAACTCTAACCTCAAGCTCCAAGCCTGTCGTGTAGCCACTCCCGTTAAGGTAGTGCACCACCCGACTGATTATCCAAGCCTGCTCGTCTATAACGCGCTTAAAGCCTCTGACCGCTATCGGTGTCTCAGGAAATAAATCAGCACGACCAATAGCCAGCGAGATTGAAAACTCCGCGACTCCGCGCTGAATTTTGTCCCACTTCGCCTGAGCTGCACGCATGGCCTGCGCCTTTGACGCGTAGATGGTCGTCAGCTCCAGCACGTTCTCAGACTCACCGACCATATACTCGCCCTCGCGCGCCTCCTGCTCTTTTTTGGCTCCGGCCTTTGACGTGGTTTTTGTCGCTTTTGGATGTTGCAGCGCGCGCAGGTGCTGCTCCTTCGGCTTGCGCTTGAGCTTCACCTTTTGCTTTTGCGGCTTCGGGTCTTTTGTGTGCAGCCATTTAGCCGTTACGCCGGTGTAGGCTTCACGGTCAGCAATCGCAAACTGATGACGGTCGCCGTCGCCGCGTTCGATCGTCATCTGCGGGATGGGCTTGCCGCTGACCGTCCGACCGCTACCGGCTTTCAGGAACAGCAGTTTCCCCGCTTTCACCGACACTGATGCACCGTTACGGTCAGCCAGGCGGGACAGAAACACCGCGTCGGATTCCTGCGTCTGGTCAATGTGAGGCACGGGGATCGCTTTCAGTGTGTCAGCCACGCTGGCCGTGAGTTTGTTGCGCGCTGCGATGGTCTCAACAATTACACCGAGTGTGGTGTCATGCCATGACTGTTCCCGGCGGGAATTCAGCGTGCCGCGAAAATCAGCGCTGCGCCCCCTGATGGTCAGCGTATCAGGCGCGCCACGGTGCTCGATTTCGTCGACCGTGAAACTGCCCTTATTCAGCAAGGCTGAGCCCTGCCAGCCCAGCCACAGCGTCAGTTTTGCACCGCGCGGCGGTAGCTCGACAAGCCCGTCGGTGTCGTCGAGCTCGATGTCGAGCTGGTCAGCCTCGAATCCGCGATTGTCCGTCATGGTCAGACTGATTAGCCGGTCGCTGAAATTCTGCGTGATATCATCGCCATCGAGCGTGAGCATAAACGCCGGAGCAATCTGCGCCCCGGCCTGAACATTCAGACCCGTAATCATCCCGACAGCCCTCCAATCCAGTTACCGGCAGACGTCACCAGATTGTCGGCCTGCGTTTTCAGGTCGCCGTAAATCGCCGCGAGCGAGTCATCGACCCGTTTCAGCGAGAGGCTAAACTCAATTTTTCTGGCCGCGCCGTCGCTGAATAATTCGGTGTGCGTGTGGGTCACTTTATCGATGACATACATACCGTGGATCATGCCCGTTCCGTCAATCAGCGGCCATGCCCTCCCTTCGTCGGCCATCAGTTCGACAGTCGTCAGCGACAGGCGGCCGCCGGTGATTTCGGGGTACAGCACGCCCGAAAGCGTGCGCGAGGTTTCCCCCTCGCCGAGATACTGATAAGCCGGGGGTTTACCGATGCGGTCATTTGACGCCCATCGGTAATCCTTCGAATATTGCATGGACTGATGCGGCAGCGTGCGGCGTTCAAACACAAATAAACCCAGTACCATTAACATGTTTTAGCCCTCATCCGTCATGGCGCATACTTGAGCGCTGGCGTGCTCTTTCTTCCCGGTCGAGTTTTTCGACTGCTTCCCGGAGCTGCCGGTCGAGGTCAGTTCCCGGCGCAACGCCACCCGACAGATTAATGTTGTATTCACGCTTGCTCTGGTCGACATAGGACCGGCCAGCAGGCGCCGTCACTGGCTGGTACATCTGATAACCGCCATAAACTGAGGTCTGCGGAATATAAGACCCGTTTTGCGAACCGGCTGCGGCACTGGCTTTAGCGGCCGTCTGGTCGAGTCCGTCCGACTCTTTTTTGATGACCCCGAGCTTTTCCAGCAGCCAGTCGACGCCACTGCGTAACTTATTGAATGAACTGAGCGGCAGCATCAGCGCATCAGCCAGTGTTTTGCCGACCACCACACCGACATTTTTGAAACGGTCGAGCGTTTCCTGTGTCGCCTTAACCGGTGCTATCAGGTCAGTGAACCACTGCCAGACCCCGCGCAATTTCTCGATGATGGAATCAAACACCGGCGTCAGCGGCGAGAAGATTTCCGCCACCGGCACAAATGCCGCTTTAAGCCCCTCCACCACGCCCGAAAAGAATGCGCTGATGGGCTCCCAGTATTTACGAATCAGGAGCGCCCCGGCCACCACCGCCCCGGCGACCGCGACCACCGGCAGACTGATGGCACCGACAGCAGTCACTATTGCGCCACCGGCAACGGTAAAGACCGTTCCCAGCAGACCTGCGGCGGCGATAATGGCGTTAATCCCCATCACCACCGGCCACGCAATCAGGCCAATCCCGCCAATAACACCAATCAGCGCCAGTGCGCCACCGGCTACAACACCGATAGTGGTCGCCAGTGATTTATTGCGGGTGATCCAGCCATCGAGTTTCAAAACATATCGCGTGGCCGTCTGCGTCAGTTTGCGCAGAGCGTCGTTTTGCTGGTCAAACAGGTCAGTTCCCACGGCCTCATAAGCAGACTGAAACTCTTTAAAGTCGCCGCCGAGATTGTCCTGCATGATTTTGACCAGCTCCTCGGTTTTACCGTCCGAGGCTTTAAACGCTGCGGTGAGTTTGTCGAGCTTGCCGGTTGACGCTGCGGTCATCAGCACCGCTGCCGCCGAGCTGGCCTCTTCACCGAAGATGGTTTTCATGTACTCGCCGCGCTGGCTGGTACCGAGATTGTTTTTCTCAAAACTGCGCTGCATTTCCTTCAGGATGGAAAATATCGGGCGCGTGTTTCCTCTGTCGTCAGAGGTTTTGACACCGAGCTCTTTGATTGCCTCAAAGGCTTTACCGGTCGGAGCCTGTAGGCGGCTCAGGATTGCACGGCTCCCCGTACCCGCCATCGAGCCGGTAATTTTGGCATCGTGCAACGCACCGACCATCGCGGCGGTTTGCTCGATACTGACCCCGGCATTTTTCGCCACCGGCGCGGCATAGGTCAGCGCATCACTCAGCCCGTCAAAGTCGGCGGCGGTTTTGTTCATCGTCATCGACAGCACGTCGCCAATGTGCGCGATCTGGTCGTTGGAAAGCTGAAACGCAGATTTCATCCCTGTCAGCAGGGCGGCGTTTTCCTCCATTGAGCGCTGATTCGACAGCGCCATATTCAGCGTAACCGGCGTTGCCGCCTGAATGGCATCAGCATCCCCGCCACTTTTGGCGATGATGATTTGTGCACTCGCTGCGTCGTCAGCAGATGCGGCGGTATTGTCACCGAGCTGTCTGGCCTGTTTGCGTAACGCCTCCATTTCGGGCGACTGTTTGTCGACCCCGAGCACGGCTTGCAGCTCAGAGTTTTTCTGTGCAAACGAATAGCCAGGCATCAGCAGTTTTACCCCGGCCATGGTGCCAGCCGTGGCTATACCTGTACCCGCCGCGCCAGCCGCCGCCATGCTACCGGCCATATTCTTTCCGGCCTGATAGCGCTCTTTAACCCGGCTCAGCTTTGCCTGTTGCTGACTGACCCGCGCCAGCGCCTCACGTTGCCGGTTAAGCTGGGCGGTCGTCTCGCTGATGCTGGTTTTAAGGCGACGCTCGTCAGCCGACAGCGTTCGGGTATTAATCCCGGCCTGAGCAAGCTCGGTGCGCTGGCGCTGTACCGACTGCCTGAGCCCGTTATATTTGAGTTGCAGGTCAGCAGCGGATTTTTTTGCCGCCTCCATCGCACGCGCCTGCGCTTTGGTAGGGTTTTCCGTGTTTTTAAACTGGACGGCCAGCGCTGCGGCCTCCTGTTTCGCTTTGTTAAGCGACTGACCGGTCACGGCAAGCTGTGCGCTCGCTTTCCTGAATCCGTCAATTCTGGACGCCTGCGCGTTAAGGTCGCGCAGGGTCGTCTGTGAGTTGCGGATATCGCCAGCGAGGGATTTGCTGGCGTTCTGGATAGCTTTTAGCGGTCGGCTTGCCCGGTCTACTGCGTTAAGCAGCACCTCGATTCTGACGTTATTGCTCATAGTGGTTTCCGCTTCGCTGTAGCGCCTTGTCGCGCCATGTGAGGAGCTCGGTCACGCTAAGGGAATACAGCTCTGATGGCGGCCAGTGAAAAATCACCGCGATATCCGCCATCAGGTCATCGACCGAAAGTTTTGCGGGGAACGTCAGCGAGCCGAAGATGGCGACAAAAAACCAATCACCTCAGCGGCGAACTGCATCAGGTCTGAGGCATCCAGACGGGCAATCTCATGCTCGGTGAGTGCCGGGTAGGTCATACGCGGCAGCACCTTAATCAGCGCGTCAACGTCAGAGTTTGCCAGCGAGGCCAGCGACACCCCGCGCAGGATTCCCGCGTTAGGTTTTGAAACCGTCACCTCTCCGATTTTTTGCTCACCGCGCATGAGGGGGTTATCGAGGATCACGACGTGTGGCTTTTTGGTTTCGGTGACTTCAATTTCTGTAACGCCGGTTTCGATGTTGTTTTCCATGATGTTGCTCTCGTCAAAGTTAAGTGACCGGCCAGCCTGACTGACCGGTTAAGAGGGTTACAGGCCAATGGCCTTGCGATGCTCTGCCAGACGGTCGACGCCGTCGACTTTCAGCACCATGTTGATGACGTCAATCTCGATGACCTCCCTGCCGTCAATCGTGAGCTGGTAGTACGCGCATTCGGTCGAGATTTTGGTCGTACCGCTTTCGCCCTGTTTGTTTTCGCCGCCGTCGTACTCTTTGTGACGGCCACGCATGACCACCTCAACGGCAGAAATCGCGCCGGTGTCATCGCGCTGGTATGAGCCGGTAAAGCGTAACGGTACGCTGTCCGCGCCCGGTGAGGCGTACTGCGCCCACAGCTCGACGTCAGGCAGACCGCCGAGCGTCCACTCGCACGACAGCGCATCGTCATCGAGACCGAGGTCAATCGACACCGAGCCCGGCATCCCGCCGCCGCGGTATTTCTCAAGCTTACGGGTCAGCTTTGGCAGGGTGACGGATTCAACAACGCCCATGTAGCTCAGGCCATCGTTGAACATGTTCAGGTATTTCAGTTTGCGTGGTAATGCCATGCTCAGAGCTCCTTAGCTGTTGACCGACTCTGACAGGTTCGCCAGATAGGTATCAGTGATGCGCTGGCGCAGGGTCAGGTTTTCCAGCGGCGGGACGGGGGTGTAGTCGTAATCGATATACAGTTTCCCCACCTTGAGCGTTTCCACGCTGTTTGACTCCGGGTCGTACCAGCAGGAGCCGTCAACGATATAGCCGTTGTTTTTCAGCTCGCGGAATTTCGCATTGATACCGGCGACGATGTCGCGGATAAGCGTTGCGGTGACGGGTTTATCAATCGCCCAGGCGTGCGCCTCCGCCATCGTGTCGGCCAGCACCTGCGCCGTGCGGGTGTAGTTTTCAAAGAGGAATAACGGATCGTCGGAGCAGGTACGGTTGCCCCAGAATTTAAAGCCGTCGTTACGGATTAGCGTGGTGACACCGGCCTGATTTAACAGGTTCGCGTCGGTGGCCTTCTCCTGCAAGTCCCACGAGACCGAGGCACTGACGCCGGTGACGCCATTCACGCCGACGTTAGAGAGCGTTTTGTGCCAGCCCGTCTCCTGGTCGATTTTGGCACGCAGGCCGAGCGCGCGTGCGGTCGCCCATGCAATATCGGTCTGATTCGCCGTGGTGTCCCACGCCAGAAAATCAGGGTGAATGACCATCAGCTCACGCTGGCTGAAATTCTCACGGTAGGCGATAGCTTCGGAAATGGTCTTGCAGCCCCACGCGCTGATATAGCCAAACGCGCGCAGGCTCTGACAGGTCGCCGCGAGCGCGGTCGCCACTTCCAGAGAATCCAGCCCCGGCACGCCGAGAATGCGCGGCTTAACGCCGGTCACAGTTTTGGCGGTCAACAGCGCTTTAAGACCGGTGTATTTGCCGTTTTCGTCGGTCGTGCCGATGATGTTGGAAATGGTTTCTTTCTGCGCCGCTTCCGGGTCGTCCGGGTCTTCAATACCTTCGGCAACGCGCACAACCACAACGACCGGCTTGCACTGGTCGGCAATGGCTTGCAGGGATTTTGACAGGGTGCCGAGCTTACCGGCTTTACCGATAGCGTTCTGCACGCTGGTAATCAGCACCGGCTCATTTAGCGGAAATGTTGAATCGTCAGCATCATTGGCGGTGCAGACCATGCCGATGATAGCTGTCGAAACGGTGGAAATGGTGCGCGTGCCATCGTTAATCTCGATGACCTCGACGCCGTGATGATAGTCGCTCATCCGTTTAACTCCGTGGTTAAGGGGTGCGACTATTTTCTGTTGTGTGCGGGACATTAGAAACGAAAGGCCGTTGGGGGAGTGACAGCACAACGCGCAGTGACCGGTTGCCGTGTGAGGAAAGCGTCATTGAGCGTTATCAGCGATCAATCACGGTTAATTGATCGCTGATAACCATTATCAATGAATGGGTATTGTCGCTATCGTTTCGCCATTAACGAGGAAGCGATAATGACGATTTTACTCTGGATTGTTGGAGGTCTGGCTGCATGGTGGCTCTTTGGCTTTTGCTGGCTCAGATTGTTTGTCGGTGATGAAACAGAAAAAGATTATGAAGAATGCCCCTATGATTAAACCCGCTTAGCGCGGGTTTTTTATTACTCTGTTAACGGTGATTCAGGCCATTCAATTTCGTCGGGCTCACTGGTATCAACCCGGTTAAGTAAAACCCGGTATTTCTTCCACGCCGACAGGCTCGCCATTTCCTCATCTGTCGCCATCGACAAATCGACCGCATCCTGCAATGGTGCTATGGCCTGAGCTGCAACAGACAAGAGCTGCGCCTTTAATGCCTCAGCATTTTCGATAGCTTCCTCGCGGGTAGGCGGTTCGATGTCGACCCATTCCATGCATTCTGATTCAACATTGTACTGAGGCGCTTTCCGGTCAGGTGAAACCATGAAGGCTTCATATTCAGCATCGGTTATTGTCATCAGGTCTGACGGAACGGGAATACCCTGTTCTTCATAGGTTCTGACAGTTTCCTCAAGGTAAAAGCTTTTATCTGTATTGCTGAAATATTTCTGCATATCAGTAACCCGTTACGTTTAAATAAAATGTTCCGTTGCAGTTATGGGTTTCAATTTTCACCTGATTTTTCCCGACAGGCGAACAGAGATAAAATGATGCGGAGTTATTACCCCCTGCACCGTAATAACTCGAACCGATACCGAGTATCCCGTTAGGGAACGACGTAGGCAGTGTCACGGTTACAGTGGCATTGTTGCCGACTGAAATATTTCTTACAGACTGCATAAATACAGCACCATTACCATGCGTGTAGTAAGCACTGTTATTGCCTGTCGTCGTTTTACCGACCCCGTAACGCGCATCCGACTCCGCCTTTGTATAAGCCTGACCCGCCGGGGTGTAATTGCCTTTTGGCTGGAAACGCCCGTCACTCTCCGCTTTTGTGTAAGCGCCCGTTTTCGCCATATAACCGGCATCGGTCTGGGCTTTTGTATAATATCGTTTGTCGCTCTCCGTTCTGTTGTAATAGCGGTTATCAAAATTGGCATAGCTTCCCGGATTCACCTGTCCCGGCGCGTTGAAGTTTCCTTTAGTGTCCCATTTAAAATTAACCTCTGACCCGCCACTGCCTTTCATATGCAGATGCCATGAAAGTTCATCGCCAGCAACCAGAGACCCCATCGAAAATGCCCAGGAGTTTTTACTCACAATGGTCGCTTGTTGTTTGATTACCGGATGGTATTCACTCGTGGCGGTAGTTGAATACGCATTGAAAAATGGCGCTTTCGCTTTGTACTGTTCAGCCCAGGCAAATGGACCGCTATAACCTGCAACCATTCCTTTGCCTGCGGTAATTTCTTCGCTTGCAGTGATTGTGTTGTATACCGACAGCGGCGTTCCTGACTGAAGCGCGCCTGTGGTGAGATTCACATACAACGGGCGAAGTGAGTTGTAACTTCCCAGCGAATCACCAGCGTTCGTTAACATCAAATAAAGACTTGAGCCATCATTTCGCCAGAATGCGCCAAAATTACCATAGGCGATACGCAGGCCGTTCGCAGCTCTTGACACAATTTCACCATGAGCAGAGATTGTGCCTCTGACTTCTGCTGCACCATTAAAATTAAAAGATATGGAACCATTTACATTACGCTGTGAATAAAAGTGGTATCCCGTAGCATCTTTAAATTCTAATACTGTTGGTCGGTCAGCATTCCCCCAAAGGTTAATAGCCCCTGCAAGGGATGAAGTATTTGAGGAATAGATAGAAAAAAGACGCGAATCCCCCGCTGATATCTGACCTTTTGAATACAGATTTCCCGTCACCGTTCCGCCGGTTATTGGTAACGCCCCAATATCAGCCGGTGTGGGTTTGTTCGCCGCATCATATTGTTTTGTCCAGGCTGACCACGTCCCGCTGTAAAGCGTGCGAATGTACGAGCGGGAGCTGTTGTAAACCCGGTAAATCTGCGTGATACCGGCATGCTTATAGACTTCCAGCGAACCGGCGTTAGCCTCTGGATAGTTCCTGCCTGTTTGTGCCTGCGCGTTCGCTGGCTGGTAATACAGTCCCGGCGTGGTGTAGGCGTTCAGGTCGGCAGCGTTGCCAATGCCAACAGTCTGACCGTTAAAAATATCCTGCGCCGTAATGCTGATATCGGATGACAGCGCCCGACCGTTTACCTTACGCCCTGACGGCACGCGCCCGTTAGCGTTGTCATTCGCGGCCTTAACGGCTTTCGGCGTTGCCGCCAGCGCCTCAGACGTGCTGTCGGTTGCGCTACTGAGCTGGACGATACCCTTTTGCGCCGTGGTCGCGTCCTGAGCAGTATATTTCCCTTTCGCAAGGTCATATGCTGCCTTAACCGCTTTCGGCGTCGCTGCAACGCTCTCAGACGCGCTGTCGGTCGCACTGCTTAGCTGAGTGAAACCCTTAGCGGTGAGCGTGGCGTCAGGATGGCGGCGGGACTGCTCATGCTCAGCGAGCTTGTCGTCGACGTAGTCCTGCGTTGCCATCACCGTTGAGGTGTCGATGGTCAGCTCGACTGACTCGATGTCACTCACCATGATAACCATGCGCACTGTCTGCGCGCGGCCTGAGCCCTCCGCCAGTGCTGGCTTGTAGCTTTCGGCCATATTACCGACCGCAATCAGCGTGCCGGTGTCGTCATAAAGGCCGAGCTCGCGCATCCAGAAACCGCCGGTCTCAGGCGGGATGAGCAGCTCCGCCACGACATAATTTTTATTTTTCCTGTCCTGGCTGATTTTGTTCAGCGAGTGACGCCAGACCTCTTTGACCAGCTTTGTCTGGTTCGGATCAGGCACCGGCAGCGTACCGCCGCCGTCACCGACGGCCATCGCCGTAAAATTCACCTTTTTCCCGTTCGGGACGGTCGCCGCCGCGAGTTTTTCGGCACCGGCTTTGGTGATGACCGTTTTATATTTCACTGTCATTGTGCTCTCACTTATCCGGGGTAAACCGTGATGATGTCGCCGTCATAGCTCAGGGCGCCGGTGTACAGATAGCCGGGAATGTCCTGAATAATATTGAGGCCGATAAGATGGCGGCTGGCTGGCTTTGCATCGGCAATAAGCCGCTCCATTTCGTAATACATTTCCTCGGTGATGCCGGTCTCCAGCACACCGATATCGAGGCGAAACGTGCCGGGCGGGTCGTTTGTCTGCCACCACTCAGACACGTTTATCAGGTAGCCGAGCGGCTCCACGACGCGCCGCACTGCCCCAATCGTTCCTTTGTGTGCGTGGATATACCAGGCATTGCGGATCACATCCCGTTTAGTGGCCTCCGGCCAGTTCTCATCCCACCGGTCTACGGAAAACGCCCACGCCAGCCACGGCAGGAGGTTTGCCGGGCAGTCGTCCGGGCTCCAGAGTCGGCGCAGGGGGACGGGGGTATTTTCGATTTCAGCGCAGGCGCGCGCCGCCGCCACCTCAAGCGGCGAGGAGCCCACCGGCAACAGTCGTGTGTCATTCATCATTACCCCCTATGGTGACGCTGTACTCGCTGCACCATGACGCCTGCGTGTCATCGAGAACGATGTCAGCCACCGGCGCGGCCAGCTCGACACGCTGCACGCCCTCGACGTGGAGCGCCGCATAGATGGCCGATTTACGGATGTCACGCCCGAGCCGGTGCTGCGCGGTGATATACGCCTGTAACTTTGCTTTTGCCGCACTGAGCACCGGCTCACTTTCGGGGCCGGGGTAAAGGTAAAGCGATGCGGTGATTTTGTAGTCGACGATTTTCGCTGACTGCACGGTCACGCGGTCGGCCACCGGCCTGACGTCCTCGTCGTTCAGCGCATCGCGCACGCTGGCGAGCAGCTCGTCAGAGGCCACGCCGTTATTTTCACGCGACAGCACGGACACGGTCACACACGCAGGCTCAGGACTGATGACGGAAATATCCGCCACGCGCCCGTCGGCGCTGCGGCCATGAAACTGATATGCACCGGTTGAGCCTGCGGTACTCAGCCCCTCAAAAGCCTGTTGGATGCGCAGACGGTAGTCTGTATTCGATTCCATTACGGCTGGCGTGGGCGGAAACGTCGTGTCGTCTGCCGGGGTGATGACGAGGCGCTCGACGTTATAATTTCCGCCTATCTGATCAAGGTCGGCATCTTCTGCATACGCCAGCATGACCGCACGCGCGGCCTCGTTGACGCGCTGTCGCCAGATAACCTCCCGATAGGCGTTTTCTTCCAGCAGCTTAACAATCGGCTCGGATTCGAGGGTCAGCGTGCGCGCCACTGCCTCCTGTTGTTCCTCCGGGTATAACGAGACGAGCGTCGCCTTGCGCTCCGCGAGGATGGTCTCATAGTCCAGCACTTCCACGACATCAGGCGCGGCGAGCTGGTTAAGGTCAACAATTGCCATAGCGTTTAACTCAGTGGAATAGTGAGGGAAAAGGGCTGGCCGTTAGCCGAGCGCGTGCCGGTAATATCGACATACAGCCCGCCGTCGGTCTCCGACCGCTCAAAGGTGATGGTTGTCAGGCTGACGCGCGGCTCCCACTTCTGGATCGCGGAATAGCACGCGGCCATAATCTGCAATCGCAGCGCCGGTGTCTGCGGCTGGTCAATCAGTGCCGACAGAAGCGAGCCGTATTCACGGCGCATGACGCGCGAGCCAACCGGCGTGACGAGAATGTCGCGCACGCTTTGCCTGATATGCTCAACCTCAGAGATACTGAGGCCGGTCTGGCTGTTCATTCCCAGATAAAGCACTGTCATATCGGTGCCCCCGTTGTCCCGCCACTGTCGCCCGGATGTTTATGGAGGTGCAGCACTTTCCCGTTTGACGACAGTGACCCGCCGGTATGCTCGATATTCCCGGACATCGTTCCGCCTTTCTGCACTTCGAGCGTGCCGGTCGTCAGTTTGTTGGTACACACCACCTCAGGCGTATCGAGCGTGATGCGGGTCGAGGCCTTCACCAGCACCACCGGCACGGTGGCCGTAATGGAATCCGACGCGGTGACGTCGGCGGTTTTGATACCTGACACGGTGAGCGCACTGTTTTCGGGTTCGTACTCAATGACCGCGCCATCAGGGAAAGTAACGTGAAGCGCATCGGGTGAGGCTGATGGCGCGGGATTGTCATCTGAGAAAATGCCCGGCAGCACAAAGGCCGTATCGAGCTCACCGCCGATGGCCAGCAATAACACCTGCTCGCCAACGGATGGAGCCCACCACACGCGAGAGCGCCCGGCTCGACAGGTGAGCCAGTTAAGCCAGGTGGTTTGCATGCCGCCGGTCTGGACACGACACAGCCCCTCGTCGAGGTCGACGTCGGTCACGATGCCGGTGCGGATGAGGTTGCGGATCGCGCGTGCGATTTCCTGTAGAGAATTTAAATTATTCATACGGGAAGGATGCCGCCGGGCAAGGCCAGCGGCAATTAAGGCGGGTTTTATGAGGGATGGGACAACAATCAGCGGCTAAGATGTTTGATAGTCAGCGTTTCGACGAGCTGTTTATCCGCCTGGCTAAATCCGAGTAGCTGGCGCTCTGCGTACTGCACATCCTGAGCGTGTGCGTTTGGCCGGTCTTTGAGGCCGTACTGATGGACACGCGCGATACGCTGCACTTTTCCGGTAAATTCCACCACAGCACCGTTTTCACGGCCACTGGCTTTCATGTACCGGTTAGTGCGGAGCTTCTGAAACATTGCCCGTTTAATTCGACCTTTTTTGGCTCTCAGCGGCTGGCGCTTTCGCGCCTGATACGGTGAGCCATCCGGGGCTTTTTGCTGTTTGATACGTTGCTGTTGCGCCGTCCTGAGTTGCTTCGCAATCTCACCGGCAAGCTTCCGACGCCCTGCGGGTGACAGGGCAGCAAGCAGCCCGGCGAGCTGGTTATCAAAGGGCTTAAATTCACTCATCCCACTTGCTCACCAGTTCGCCGTTGATATAGAGCTCTTTTGGACGCGTGACGGGTTCAGGCGGTGGCGGTTCCGGGGCATAACTCACATGCAGTGCGCCGTTTTCCTCTTTGATGAGGGTGCGCTCGGTGAGCTGGAGGCTGATGCTGATATCAACCGTATCCCCGTCGTTTAAATCCATCTCGAAACGGTAGCCCTTTTTACGCCCCCCATCGAGCGTGCAGATATCCGGCTGGTTTTCCCTGAGCCACGCGGCCACCGGCACGAAAATCGAATCAGGGTCGCCCACAAAATCACACACGATGACATTCAGGGTGTAAATTTTCTCGTGGGACAGGGAGGCCGCGAGCCGTGCATCGATATTCCCCTCGTCGGCAAAAATGCGCATCATCTCGGGATTGGTTTTAAGCTGCGGGACGGCGTCAGTTAGCGCTTTTCGCAGGCTGATTGCTTTCTTCATCGAGTTTATCCTGACAGTCTTTGACGGTTTCAATCTGTAACGCGCAGGCGGCGAGCGCGTGCTCAAGCCTGCGAATATCTGCACTCAGGTCGCCATTAGTGGCCGGGTCGCTTCCCGGCATCGGGCAATAGCTCACTTTCGGGCAGGCGCTGTAAACAATGACCGGCGGAGGCGCAACCGGCGCGGGTGTGCATCCTGCGCACAACATCAGGCAGCTCAGCGCTGTACCAGCGGCGTAACGTTTCATTTTCATTCATCAGCCTCGTAATGGTTTCTTCCCGGCGCACGGCCATCGCACCGGCAGCAATCAGCTCACCACGTAAACTGACCTGCGCGGTTTCATTTCGCCTGGCGATTCCCTGCGAAACGGAAAGCTGATTTTTCAGCATCCCGATCACGTTTTTCTGTTCGGTCGCGACCTTATTTGCCCGGTCAAAAGAGCGCCGTAGATTACCGTTCTCATGCCTTAACCAGAGCACAGCCGCCAGCGCCAGACCTGCGGCAATCAACATCACAATGTATCTGGACACAGCCCCGCCTCCTCAATGCGCTGACGGTATGAAGTGCGCACCCCCGTAAAGGTCAGGACGCAAATCAGGTAAAGCAGCCCGGTAAAGATCCAGCCAGCACCGAGCAGACACCCAATGGTTACAACAAAAATAATAAGAGACCATGCGCGACGCGCCTTTGAGGGCTTGTTACAGAAAACAGCGCGGAAGATTTTCATAATCTCGGGTTTTACCGGAATACCTTTCCCCGCATTTCGTAGCCAGTGGTCAAAAACAGCCACACCGGCGAGACTCGCCGCAATACAGACAACACAGCCAAACAGCGCCCACGCTGCAACAAAATTAAGTGCTGCACTTTGCGGGGAAGCCAGCCCCCACAGCAGGAATACAGCCAGCAGGGCATCTAAAATCAGTGAACGTAAAAACTTTTTCATTGAGAAACTCCTTTCAGACAATAAGCACGCTCACGCGCGCGGCGATTTTCCAGCCCTTTATTGATTGAGCCATTCACATAAACCCAGCGGGTGAGCTGGTCGCACGCCTGCCACCATTGGTGTCGCTTGATATACGAGACCAGCGTCGACCGGCAGGCCGCGCCGGTTCCCACGTTGAATGAGAAGCTGACCAGCGCGTCGTAAATGTGCTGCGGCATTTCTACCGGCACGCAGACTGCGAGACGCCTCTCGACGTTCATCACATCCGCGACGAGGTTCGCCGCCGCCTGACGTTCTGTGATTTCCCCTTTCGGGACGACACCGGCAGTGTGGCCGATGCCTGACGTCCACACTCCCGCGCTGCACTGGTAAGGCGTCAGGCGACAACCTTCGAGGTCGGCAATCAGCGCCAGCCCCTCGGGCGAGGTGTTAAGCAGACGAAAGTCAGGCATCAGCGCCGCCAGCGCCAGCACTGCGGCCACACTGCAACGTTTAACGATTGATTTCACGAATAGCCCCCTTGTCGAGTCCGAGTGACGTCAGATAGAGGTACGTTTTGCGCTTAAACCAGTAATTCGTAAGCGCGGTAAAAATGGCGCATCCGCCGCCCACGTAAAGCGCCATCTTTTCGGGCGATATTGCGCCGAGGTATGCCAGCGCGACGGCCAGCCAGTAGGCGATAAACGTGGTGATTTTCTCCATACTCAGTCCCATAGATTCACCGTTTCGGTTCTGGCCGCGCTGTCGGTCTCTGGCAGTTCAATTGCCGTGCCGTGCGGCAGGATGACGCCGAGCTCAGACAGACCGGGATTCGCTTCTAAGACGGTTTCGACCACGCCCTCGGTGCGCCCGTAGTACCGCACACAAATCGCGTCGAGGGTGTCGCCCTGTAGCGCATACGCTTTCATCAGATTTGCCCCACAATGCAGCGTGCTTTGTCCTGGATGCGCGCCACAGACCAGCGCATATCCCGCCACATTTCATCGATAGTGCTGTCGATGCTGTCGGCTTTTTTGTCACCTCTGGCGGTCGCATCCACGCCGCGAAAACGCTCGTAAAGCGTGGCGGTCGTCATGGCACACACGGCGTTGAAGTAGTGGAAAACACGCACACTTTCGCCGTCGAGCCTGTCGGTCGGGACATCCGCCAGCGTGGCGTAACCGGCATCGAGCTGACGCTCGCGCCATTCGCCAAGCTCCGCGTTCGTCTCCGCGATGGCGGTCTTAATTGCCCGGCGCAGGCGCACAGGGGAAACGGTCTGCTCTAACCGCATTTCCTCACGCACGCGCTTCGGATCAACATCAGGAAAAAACGGGGTGTTTTTGATTACCGGCTCGCTCACGCCCGGCGGCGGTATCACCACGCCCGGCACATCCTGCGGCTCTTTGTTTTGCTCAATAATCAGCGTCGTCATGACAACCTCGGGTAATAGGTGGGCGGTGGACGCCGGTCGCAGTCAGGGCAATTGATACCCGCTTTGACCGGCGTGCCGCCCGGCTCGGGGAGCGCTCGGTTAACCTGCGGCTTTTGCCGCCTTTGGTGGACGCCCGCGACGTGCCGCCGGTTTGGCGGCAGGTTTGCGCGTGCGCGGTTTAGTCGTTTTGGTTTTCGGTGCCGGTTCGGGTTTTGGCCTGAGCTGGCGCTCTAACTGCTCGATATCCTTTTTCACACCGATTGTGCGTTCTAACTGGATCGCACGTTGCAGGTGCGCCAGCGCCTCGGGCAGTTGATTCGCATCACGCAGGACATAGCCGGTGATTTTGTGCAGCTTCGCGCGCACGATATCGGGCATGTCAGCGCGTTCAGTCAGCGCAATGGTGTCGAGCAGGTTCGCCAGTTCGACCGGCTGTTTTGCAGCGAGCAGGCGCTGCGCGGCCAGTGCCACCTCTTCGGCCAGCAGGTAAGGCGTCGGACGTCGACCGGTCGGCATGGTCAGGCCATAGGTCATGGCGTAACGGGCAATTTCCAGCGCCCCGGCGATATCGTCAGCATCGAGACGCCACAGCATGACCGTCATGACGATGTCATCCTGAGCGCCCTTGCCGTTTGCGAGGACGCCAGCCACCCATGGCAGATAGAACGGCAGCAGCTCACGCTTTTTATCTGCCTTGCGCTCATTGGATCGGATTTGTTTTAGCGTGCGGTTGTCTGCGGCCAGCTTAACGAGCATCTGCTCATAGGCAGTTGCATTGCGCAGCGGGACAGCAGCCCGCCGCGCTGTTTCAGAGGCCGAGACCCGCATCATGTGACGCGCTGCGGGACTCGTCATGGCTTACTCTCCGCTTTCCGGTACAGCAGGTGCGGTAAAGTCACCGAGCTTGATATTTTCAATCAGGCAACCGGCAGCGTATGCCTCGACCACGTAGTCGGTATTCATTGACTCGTAGTTCTCGATGCGGTCTTTCTTCGGGTTTTCGATGATGCTGCGGCGATGCGCGTCATCCATGAAGTAGATAGACAGGTTATCGAGACGCGTCACCATCAGGGCATTCGCCGGGAAGTAAGGCACGCGCACGGCAGGCAGGTTGCCGATTCGCTTCTGGCTGATGATGATGTCAGCGGCCAGCGACTCACTGTTTTCCTGGTCTTTATTGACGATAGGGAAGTATTTATCCGCCATCAGCTTGCGACCGGTGATGACAACCAGCTCCGGGTCATCCTGATAAATCTCATCAATCAGGTTGCCGGTGGCATCCATGACCAGCGCGTCGAGGTTCGCATAGTCGCCGTTTTTACCCACGCGGATCACATCGGAAATGACCGCGCCGTCCTCGTCGGTGATTTTTGACATCACACGCGCTGGCGCTTCATTGCGGTACTTCTGCAACCAGCCCACCGCCACATCCTGAAGCATCGGATTTTTTTTGCGGTCAGATTTTGCGGCGCGCTCAATACCATTGAAACCGGCCATGATGAAATCGAGCGCCTGACGCTTGATAATGGCGTTACGGATACGGGTCTGGAAGTCCTGGAATCGCGCCCACAGGTCGAGCTGTTTATAGCGGATATGGAAGTCAAAGTTAATCTGTGCGCATTCGTATTTATTGGACTCCAGCGCAGTAAAATCAGCGGTTTCACGCTCACCGTCGCCGTCAGTATCAGCGGTGCTCGCGATTGTGCCGTTAACGCCCACACCGACCTTTTCGCCTTTCAGTTCGTCGACCGGCACGATGTTGATTTTCGTCAGGAATGAGGATGATTCCTGCACGGTGTCCATCATGGTTTGCGTGACCGACGGCTCGACGGTGAATTTCTTCGCCACGTCATCGGTGGAAATGTCGTTCAGCTCCGCGACGCGGGTCAGGTAGGCATTGAATTTAAAGCGGGTTTGTTTACGCATGGTTTTTCCTGTTCGGGTAATAGGTATCAGGCCGGGCGTCGCGCCCGGCGGGTTATCAGCAGTTGGTCAGCAGCTCGTCGCCCGTACCACCACGAGAAAGCTCGCGGCGCGGCTGGCGCTGGCTTTCGGTGTTATCGAGGGAGTTTTTGAGGTCGTTAAACGCCTGCGCGCTTTCTTCGGCCTTGCTGGTCACGTCCTGCTTAAGCTGCGCCAGTTCGGTCTCAAGCTCGGTGACGCGCTGGTTGGTGGCGGTGAGGTTGGTTTGCACCAGCTCGGTAACGGTCGTCACAGCCTCATGCACATCTGCAAGACGTGCGTCGTCGCTGGCCTGTTTGCGGCTGAAAATAGCCTTAACCTTGTCGGTCAGGCTGTTGAGCATGGTGTCGGGAACGTCCTCAAATTCCAGCTCAGCCAGTGAGGCCACAGAGAAGAGATCGCCCGGCTGGTCTTTTTTACCGGCGAGCGGGTTTTGTGTGGCGCGGCTACAGAATTCAAGGTATTCGGTGCCGAGGCTTGCCGGGTCATCGGTGACGGCGAGGCCAACCAGATAGCACTTGCCACTGTTGGCAAAATTCGGGCGGATCTCCATGGAGGTGTAAACCTTCTGCCCGGCCTTAACCATGCTGACCAGCTCGTCAAGGGGCTGGATTTTGCCAAACAACGCCTTTTTGCCGTCGAGCGCAGAGCCATCGCTGATAACCTCCGCTTTTAGCTCGACTACATCGCCGTATCGCTTAAACAGACTGTCAGGCAGCAGCCCCCGGATATGTTCGAGGTTAATGCGGCAGCCGTAGACGCGCGGGTCGAACGTATCGGCCATTTCCTGAATGTCATCAGCACTGATGACGCGGCCATCGCAGGTGTCACCCTCGACGCCGATGCGAAACCATTTAGAAACTTTCTTTGCCATTGTTCAGGTGTCCTGATGTTGGGTTTTCGGGTCGGGGTTAGTTTCCCGACTCAGACCCTCATCAGCCACCTGTTGCGGAAGTGCAATCCCTGACACAACAGGGGTTTAGCGATTAAGCACGGTCATTTACTTAGCCTTGCCTCGTAACATCAAAACGAGGTAAGCATGACCATTTCAACTGACCTTTCACTACTCAATGACCCTCGACGACAGGCGCGGCTGTTGTACTGGCAGGGGTTCGCCGTGCCGCAAATCTGCGACATGCTGCAACTCAAGCGCCCCACGGTGCAGAGCTGGAAACAGCGTGATGGATGGGAGGAAACCGCGCCGATTAACCGCGTTGAATCGACGTTAGAGGCGCGCCTCATCCAGCTTTACGCCAAGCCCGACCTGACGCCGCACGACTTTAAGGTCGCTGATTTTCTGTCGCGACAGATGGAGCGCCTCGCGCGCGTGAACCGCTACAGCCAGACCGGAAACGAGGTGGATTTAAACCCCAACATTGCCAGCCGCAACAAAGGGGATCGCAAAAAGCCGAAACGTAATTTCTTCAGTGAAGAAGCGATTGAAAAGCTGGAAGAGATTTTCTTTGACCAGTCCTTTGAGTATCAGCTCAGGTGGCATAAAGCCGGGTTAGAGCACCGCATCCGCCACATCCTGAAATCGCGCCAGATTGGCGCAACGTTCTACTTTGCGCGTGAGGCGCTCCTGCGCGCCCTTAAGACCGGGCAAAACCAGATTTTTTTATCCGCCAGTAAAACGCAGGCTTACGTTTTCCGTAAGTACATCATCGCTTTTGCGCGTCTGGTCGACGTCGACCTGTCAGGCGACCCGATTGTCATCGGCAACAACGGCGCAGAGCTGATTTTCCTCGGTACCAATTCCAACACTGCGCAGAGTCACAACGGCGACCTGTACGTCGATGAAATTTTCTGGATACCCAATTTCCAGAAGCTGCGAAAAGTCGCCTCCGGTATGGCGTCGCAGTCGCACCTGCGCACAACCTATTTTTCGACGCCGTCGACGCTGGCGCACGGCGCTTATCCGTTCTGGTCAGGGGAGCTGTTTAACCGGGGACGCAGTAACCGCGACGAACGTGTCGACATCGATATCAGTCATCAGGCGCTTGCCGGGGGCATGTTATGCGGGGACGGCCAGTGGCGGCAGATTGTCACCATTGAGGACGCGCTCGCCGGGGGCTGTACCCTGTTTAACCTCGACCAGCTCAGACAGGAAAACAGCGCGGATGACTTCCGTAACCTGTTTATGTGTGAGTTCGTCGACGATAAGGCGTCGGTATTCCCGTTCGAGGAGCTCCAGCGTTGCATGGTCGATGCGATGGAAGAATGGGAGGACTTCGAGCCGTTTGCTGACCGTCCGTTTAACTGGCGCCCGGTCTGGATTGGCTACGACCCGTCACATACCGGCGACAGCGCAGGCTGTGCGGTGCTGGCTCCGCCACTGGTTGCCGGTGGCAAGTTCCGCATCCTTGAGCGTCATCAGTGGAAAGGCATGGATTTTGCCGCGCAGGCCGAGGCCATCCGTGCGCTGACCGAGAAATACACCGTCGACTATATCGGCATCGATGCGACCGGCATCGGCCAGGGGGTTTACCAGCTCGTGCGTTCATTCTTCCCGGCAGCGCGCGCTATCCGCTACACACCGGAAATGAAAACCGCAATGGTGCTGAAAGCGAAAGACACCATCCGACGCGGGTGTCTGGAGTATGACGCCGGTGCGACCGACATCACGCAGTCATTCATGGCTATCCGCAAAACCATGACCAGCAGCGGTCGCAGTGCCACCTATGAAGCCAGCCGCAGTGAGGAAGCCAGCCACGCGGATATCGCATGGGCGACCATGCACGCCCTGTTAAACGAGCCACTTTCCGCCGGTAGCGGTATGCATTCAACCTCGATTCTGGATATCAATTAAGATGAAAAAACGCCAAAAGAAACAGCCAAAACAGACCAACATGACCGCCAGCGCACCGCAGAAAATGGAGGCGTTCACCTTTGGCGAGCCGTCACCCGTTCTGGATCGCCGCGATATCCTCGACTATGTCGAGTGCATCAATAACGGCAAATGGTACGAGCCGCCGGTCAACTTCTCCGGGCTGGCGAAAAGCCTGCGCGCCGCCGTGCATCACAGCTCCCCGATTTACGTGAAGCGTAATATCCTGACGAGCACCTACATCCCGCATCCGTTGCTTTCACGGCAGGATTTCAGCCGCCTTGTGCTCGATTATCTGGTTTTTGCTAACGGCTATCTTGAGAAGCGCATGAGCGTGACCGGCCAGCTCATGAAGCTTGAAACCTCTCCGGCCAAATACACCCGCCGGGGTGTCGAGGATGGGGTTTACTGGTACGTGTCGGACTTCACGCACCCGCACCAGTTCGCCCCCGGCTCAGTCTGTCATCTGCTTGAGCCCGACATCAATCAGGAGCTCTACGGGATGCCGGAATACCTTAGCGCGCTTAATTCAGCCTGGCTGAATGAATCCGCCACGCTGTTTCGTCGCAAGTATTACCAGAACGGCGCGCACGCGGGTTACATCATGTACGTCACCGACGCGGCGCAGAGCAGCACAGACGTCGAGGCGCTGCGCTCCGCGATGCGAGACTCGAAAGGGCTCGGGAATTTCAAAAACCTGTTTTTCTATGCCCCGAACGGGAAACCGGACGGCATCAAGATAGTGCCGCTGAGTGAAGTCGCCACAAAGGACGATTTTTTCAACATCAAAAAGGTGAGCGCCGCCGACCTGCTCGATGCGCACCGCGTACCGTTCCAGCTTATGGGCGGCAAGCCCGAGAATATCGGCTCAATGGGTGATATCGAGAAGGTGGCGCGGGTGTTTGTGCGTAACGAACTGACGCCGTTGCAGGAGCGTTTCAAGGAAATCAATGAATGGCTCGGTTTAGAGGTGATCCGCTTTAAGGATTACAACATCGAAACTGAGTAACCCCCGCCTAAATGCCGCCTCCGGGCGGCATCCCCTCAGAGCGAGCCAGACGCCGCACACGCGGCGCAACCACGACACCACCTCATTAACCGACCTCACATAACAGCGCGCCACCACGACGCGCACAGACGCGTAAAATAAATCCTGTCACCACGTCTGGCGCGCAGTGCTATCCCCGCCTCGCCTGCGCGCTTAACGGGGCGCTTTTAATGCAGGTGCATCATCAGCCCCGAGCCGCGCCAGCACTTGCGCTGGCTGGCAAAAACTGGAGTAAAAAACGAATGCAAACTCATGCACCTGATGCATGCGCCGCTAAAACAGCGAAAAATTCGTTATAAATTCGTCACTTTTCGACCCGACCTCATCCATTAAGAGCAGATATTGCATTCCCTCGTTCAGCGATAAAGGCCGCTCATATTCAATCATGAAAACATCGTGATATGTGCGTCCTAACCAGTACCCACCGCCGCACTCTTTGGGTCGCTGAAAGAATACCCACCCGCCCGGCTTAAAGTGCTCTAAAACCTCACCACGATAGACAACCTGAAATTTCGAGTCTTTGACGCCCATATAACCCCCATAAAAAAAGACTGTATATGCATACAGTCTTTTAGCAGATATCCGGGGTAAACGCTAACGCCTCGCCGGGCTCGTTGTTCAACACCACCGGCACTGAAAACAAGTTTCAGCACCGGTGGCGTTTGTCATTTTGTTGCTTAATTGTCGAGTATCGAATCGACCTCACCCGTTCGCACGTTAACGCGAGCCGCTACAGTCTGTTTGACCACCCCACCATAAGCATTGGTGCCACGAAACGTTGTTTTAACAATGGCATGCGGGTCTTTATTCAAAATCAGATGATAGACCGTTGAAACATGCTTATAAGAGGAATCATCATTCATGCTGGCTTTTATCAGCTTTTCCAACGGTCGGTATGAACCATCCCAACCGCTGAAATTACCCTGAAATGTGTCAAGGTTGATTTTATTATTCAGTGACTGTGGATCCTTCTCGTAGTAGTTGAAACACCACCCCAACACATCACCGAGTGTTAACGCATCATCTTTAGTAAAAGTGTACTCACTCATACAGGCATAAAAGGCATCAGCAGAGCTGGCCGGTACACCTTTGTAACCAACATAGCCTTTAACAATATCGTGCCGAGTTTGCTTTGGTTCGTTGCGATATTCTTTGAGCGTTAGGTCTGCGTACTCAAATGCTTGCGTTACCGGTTCCGCTTTTACCGCTGGTGCATTAGTTTGTGGCACAGGCTGACTATTCTGAGTCGGCCATAAGATTGAGCCAATAACGCCCAGCGCCAGACATCCACCGAGATAAAACGCAGTGGATCGCTTACGGTTCGGCATTCGAACCAGCGATGGCTTGATTAACCCCACGATAAAAGCAATAAAAAGAGCCAGAGATAAAAATGCTATTACGGTATCCATGATTTTCCTTTGTGTAATCCCCATAAAAAACAACCCCATGGTATCAAACATGGGGTTAAAAGTTAGTGCTTAGTCTTCATATGGCTAATGCCATGTCACGTCCTGCCAGACATCCTCAAAAATAATGCCCAATCGTTCTCGGTCTGAGTCGCTCGGGAAACCCTTAATGTCGATTTTTGGTATGGATCCTTTTTGGACAACGACGGTAGAGGAGGGGAATGTATTTTTCACTCTCCGATTGAGTTCTTTCTCGAGCGATTTGAGCCTAGTGTCGTCTAAGTTTTGAACAGGGGTTAGAGTGATGTTAATTATCATAACTTACTGAACCTCATAAAAAATATCGCTTTCTTCTTTGTCGTTTTCCCTGCTGGCTAAATCGGCAATGATGGAGAGGGCAAGCTTGAGGTCAGAAGACTTACAATTCGCAATTAGCGACACCTCGGCGATAAATTGTACACAAGCCCATTTATGTTGTGCTTGGTTGAAATGTTCTGCAACCATCAAATTCCTCCCTCTAAAAAATACTGTATATGCATCCAGTATAACAATTGAAAAGGAAAATGAAAGAAAAAATAATTTCTAAAGCTCTGCTGTATGTGTCTGATATGAAAACAGATAGAGTGTCAATTTTGTGCTGCTTGCGCCAGCGTCGCGACTCTTTCAAGAATGTTTCTGCTTTTCGATTCGTAAGAAGGGGTCGCTCTCAGGAGTTCGCCGCATGCAGTTCCCCTGCGCCATTTTCCGTTAATGCAACTTTTACCACCTGCAATCAGGTGCAGAGCTTCGCCCCGGCTAATAGTGATTCCGGTCGTGAGGTGTACCTCGTCAATAATTTTCGCTAAAGCTGCGTTTTGCTCACCCGTTCCGTGGATGAATTTTCGCCGTATTGCTGGCTTTTGCTTTCTGAGTCGGTTCGTCAGCTCTCGTCTTTCACGCCTACTGAGTGGTTTTGATAAATCCAGTATCGGTGGATCGCTTTCGCTTCCCGTACAGTTATTGACAGAACTCCGAGAGGGCGCAGGAGCGCCCTTAACGTCAACGGCCAAATCAACGGCACGCTTCGGTACAATTTTCCACTGCGTGAGCCGGGTTAAAATAGGGGTGCCGGCACCGATAGCGGAATCGTACACGCCACGGATGCAGACTGTTTCCTCACCATACTGGTTAAACTCGGCGCGCGGTTCATACAGCGTGCGTACCTGCAAATCATCGCGACGGACAAACGGACCACCCTGCGCATTTACGTAACCAGCCCAGTCACCGGCGTCAGCGGCATCATGAACGGCGGCAAACTCAACGCTCAGGCCGTGGGCAGTCTCTGTATCAGCGAGGCGACGCAACTCACGGTAGACCGTCACCGGCGCACCGCCGATAAACTGAAACTGACGGATGTGCCAGCGTGCCGCCCATGCTGAAACAGCGGGAGCAGTCTCTTTCAGCAGCTCACCGCTTTCGTCATCGGTTTCACCATCGAGTGCATAGCCGTCGATGTTTTTCGAAATGTATTTAGCAATATAGCCGGTAGCGCTGCCCTTTTCCGGGTCAATGGCCTCGGCATGAAAGCGCGCTTTTTTGGCTTTATCGCTTCTCAGTTCGTGGCGGTCTTCCTCCCACGCATAATCACGAATAATGAGGCGCACGCGCTCGACGTCTTCCGGCAACATGAACATAAGCATGTGCCAGTGCGGCGTCCCGTCGTGATGAGGCTCGGCAACACGTATGCCGAAAATGCGGATTTCTTCCCGGTGCAGCTTGGCGCGAATGCGCGCCCAAAGGCCGGTGAGATAGCTCTGCGTGTCAGACGGGCTGGCACCGTTCCATTTGCTGTTACGGTATCCCGCTTTAGTCGTGGCGTGATATTTAGACGGTGCAGTCAGGGTGTAAAACTCCCCGACGTATCCGAGCTCATTGCAGATATTTTCAAACCCACGGATGCGGGTCATCAGCTCGCAGCGACGTATCGCAGGGTTGGCGACCGAGCCATCATATTTTTCAATCAGGCTGATGCGGTTGCCGTCTTCGTCTTCGAGATCCAGACCCTTGAGAAATTCACGCGTGCGGCGCTTCTGCTCACGCCAGTCGGTCACGCAGTTTTTACTCGCGTAGGCGTGTCGTTTCTTACTGACGTTGCCGACTGCAATTTGCAGATGTTCGCGCCATGACGCCGCAATGCGTCGTAGACGGCCACGCCACCATGTCTCGGTAAACATACGGATTACTGCTGGTGCGATATCATTTTTATCGAAAACTTTATTAATCACTCGCTCCCACTTGGGGGGAGTTACATTAAATTGCTGAGTGATAAAACCGGCGTGCATATACCAGGCATAAAGTGTCCTGAACTCACCAAAGTCAGAGTCATCAATGTTCGCCAGCTCAGCGCGAATGAAATTAGCGATATCAGCGGCCAGCAGGTCAATATCGGCGCGCGCCATATCCGGAAGTCGGTTATATCTGGCGACCATATTGACCATACGTGATGCCAGATACTGCATAAGCTCAGTATCGAAATGACCACCAAAGACAGCGGCTGATACCTTGCTATTGATACCTGTGCACTCATATTTTTTTGCAACCAGTTCAAGACGCGGCAGTGCCTTTTTACAAAAGCTGATTAAAAAGGCATTGGCTCGTTGACTGCCCTGACTTTGCTCCAGCACCGCCGCGGTGCGATAAACGTCAAAGCGCACGCACTCGGGCTGGAGAGAAAGCACTTTTCTCGCATGCAGCAAAGCCGCGAACATACGGTCGCGGCGGTACTGTTGGTCATAGGTAAGATATGGGCTGGCTATTGCCGACCGTGGAGTATTCCACGGATAAGCGTAAGAAATACCCACACTTACCCCTTCACGGATACTGACTGGTCATATTCCCACACACCATCAGGAGCGATTAAAGCCCCCTGAGATATTCCTGTATTGGGGTCACGAAATACCGCCAGCCCGATGGGGTGTAAAATCTCTTTGTTGATACGAACGATGAGACCGCGCGCGCTTAATTCATTCCAGGACACCCAATCGCAACCGCCAATTTTTTCGCTCGGCTTTGTGACACCAAATGCTTCACTGCACAACTCACCGATGCGGTCAATCTCTGCAACCATAGACTCAATAGAGGTAATCGCGGAGTTATGAATATGGTGATGAATCAAGCCGGAAATAAGCTGATTAATTTTTGGGTAATAGCCGATAGTGTCGAGCCATTCCTCGCCAGCTTTATTGCCAGTCTTAACGACTTTCTTTTCATTCAGGATGAATTGATATTGGTCGCTGGTAATAACCCACTTGTCGCCGACTTCGATACGAATACTCATTTACACGCCCCTGTAATGTTTTAATTTGAGTTCAGCGATTTGCTGGCAAGTCACGCAAAAGGCCACGCCCGGAATCGCAATACGGCGAGCTTCCGGGATTGGTGCGTCACATTCTTCGCAAAGAAAACGGGAAGGCGCAGCGATACGGCTGCGCGCAGTGTTGATGTGGCGCTCGCGGTCTTCCTGCTCACGCTGTTGTGCTAAATCCATTGCGTCGGCCATTAATGCAGCTCCTGTGATTCGTTCTCAAAGCGAGTGGCCTCACGGCGTAGTAGTTCGGCGGCTTCGGTACCACTCATCCCCTCTTTGGTGATATGAATCGCCAGTGCCTCAAGGCGGATGGAAACAGCGAGCGCGCGGTCTTTACGCTCTTCTTTTTTTGCATCTGTCAGCAATACGGCCAGCGCATCACTATCAGTGTTCAAACTAAGGGTTTCGGTATTACGCATAATTAACTCTCCTGATTTCGGGCAATAAGAAGCCCGGCGGGTTTACGCCATTAAATTTCTGTCTGGATTAGTTCGGCATGGTTAGCCGTTTGGGAAATAAGCTCACTACTGCACGAAAATGATTCATCGCTGTAATAAGCGCTTTTTTCTCGTCAGTAGTCAGCTCACTTAATTCGAGCTCATGACGAGCCGCCGGTATTTTTGCCAGAAAGAAAATAGCGGCCAGCGCCCGATTATTTTCTTCAAATTGTGGGTCACGTTTATCGCGCATATCATCGACAAAACGCTCGACCTCTTTCCAGCTATCGCCCCAATATTTCGCGCGCAATTCAGCCACATGATTGAGACCGGCCAGACGTTCACCCGCTTTTAGCGGAACAGTCGCGGAAACAGCTTCGATAGCCATGATTCCCCCTGCTTTTGAGTAGATAGGCCAGCCAGTAAATCAGCCTGTGAGCGGCTCGGGTGCCAGCGCTTGCCGTCCTTACCTGCGATCCAGCCGTGGCCGTAGTGCATGCCGGGGCTTTGCTTAACGAGCAGAGACGCGAATGACGGTTCACTTTTCAGCATAAGCACCTCAAATCAGCCCGAACGATGCGCCAATACCGCTCACGGAATCTAACGCACTGGCCATTGCTGGATTAGCATGGAGGCGAGCCTGTAATGCTAGGGCAGAAAGCGAGAGCATACGAATCCCAGCATTTACACTTTCAATCATGGTGCTCTTGCGAGCTGGGGTTAAACGTTCATTCGAAACGGCACCGCTTGCCAGTTCCCCAAGTTCACTCATGGCGCGCATGACGTAGGTCTGCAATTTTTCTTTTGCTAGTTCGTTCACCGGCACACATGGCAGACAGTGGATCTGAGCTAAAAAGCCATCAACGAGAGTAGAGTCCTCGGTAATGTCGGTCAGCGTCCAAATTTCACGGGGTGTTAACTGATGCGGTTGCTCTGGGTTTAGTTTGTTGTAAAGCGTATGGGGCTTGATATCCGCCTTGTTTGCTAACTCCTTGACGTTATGAGTCAAGGCGAATTTGCGACAAGCGTCATCGAAGTGTGAATGTGACGAAACGCGAAAATCTAACATGCTGCGGCTCCTTCCAACTTGCAAAATCAAGTTACTGAAACACTGCGTAACGCGAATTGATAGCCTGAGCTAACAATTTTGCACGGAAGGCAATCATATTGATTCGGCCTAAGCCACCTTCACGAGTGCGAGGCACCAGTAGCAATTCGCCACGCTTAACCATTTCCTTAACGGTGTTTAGGCTACACCCGTATTGCTCAGCAAACTCCTCATAAGAGACAAAGTCTGGGCCAGCAGGGATTGCAATTTGAAGATTCATCAGTGAATATCTCCGGTTAAGTTGCTTTTTGGTATGTTCTCGCACATTCGTGGTGTGCTTGAGCCTGATAATAGTGACCAATTGGCTATGTGTAAAGTAGTCATTTGGTTGTTTTGGGGGTGTGTTTGGTCACTTCATCTGAAGATGTACGGGAAATTCTCGAAAGAATCCTTAGTTCTTATGGTGTTAGCACGCGACAGGCTTATGCTGATTTAGTGGGAATTCCGATAGGAACGGTTAACAACTGGCTCAAAAGAAACAGCTTACCAGGTGACTATCTTGTTCAATGTGCTCTTGACACAGGTGCGGATGTTGTATGGCTTAAAAAGGGTCAGCTTGCAAATGCAAGTTTTGATGGTCGCCCGGCTGGCGAATTATCAGGAATCGCGTTGAGCGAAAAGATGGAAGCTTCTGGTGGGAAAATTGTGCTCCGCCGCATTCTGGATGCTTACGGTTTCAAACTTCAAAAAGAGCTGGGAGATCACCTTAACATTCCATCAGGAACCATGAGCGCTTGGGTACGCCGAGAGCATTTCCCCGGTGAAGTAGTTATCGTCTGCTCACTTGAAACCGGCGCCTCGCTTCTATGGCTGGCTACAGGTATTGGCTCGATGTATGAGAGTACCACTGATTCGAAACCAACTTCTGAGGCACTTAAAGGAGTAAAACAGATTGCTAAATTCAATATTCATACCGGCAATCTGATAAACGATGGAGTGTGGTACTGCGACGAAACACTCATTGATGCCTCAGTGAAAAAACCAGCACTTATAGAGAAAAACAGCCTTCGCTGGCTTGTGGATCTCGACACAAAAAATATTGCCAATGGCCGATGGCTAATTGATGTGGATGGAACGTGCGATGTATACGATATCGCGCGCTTACCGGGCAATAAGCTGATAGTTAAAAACGACGCTTCAAATTTTGAATGTCAGGTATCAGAGGTCAACTGCGTCGGTATGGTCTTCATTACCCTGAGTAAAAGTATTTAATCATGACAGTAAAAAAACTGACTTCCGGCGAGTGGCTATGTGATTTTCGTGTCGATGGCAGAGATAGCCGTCGCGTGCGGAAACGCTTTCCCACTAAAGGGGAGGCGGTTGCCTATGAACAGTATTACCGTGACCAAGCTGCTAATAAACCGTGGATGTCAGAGAAAGAGGATCGCAGAAAGCTAAGTGAGTTAATCATGCTCTGGCATAACCTCCACGGGCAGGCTTTGGTCGCAAGTAAGTCACGCTTAGCTAAACTGCATATTATCTGCAATGGCCTAGGCGACCCAGTAGCCTCCCAGCTAACAGCGAAAGATTGGGCTCATTATCGAGACCGTCGTCTCCGTGGTGAGATAGATAATGGCTACCACAAGGACCCGGCTAAATGGGTTGCGAAACCGATTACTGTTAACCGTGAACATCATTACCTTGAAGCTGTTTTTAACGAGCTGAAAAGGTTAGGTGAGTGGAGTTTACCGAACCCGCTTGACGGGGTTAGGGTGTTTAAAGAAGCCGAAAAAGAAATGTCATGGCTCACACGTGAGCAAATTCCTCAGCTTCTTCAAGCTTGTGAAAGATACGGCAAACCTGACCTGACGATGATAGTAAAAGTATGCTTGGCTACTGGCGCGCGATGGGGGGAAGCGGAAAGGCTTAGCCGTTCTCAGCTCTCCCCCTATAAATTAACCTTCACCAAAACGAAGGGGAAAAAGAATCGAACCGTTCCGATCCCGAAATGGCTTTATGATGAATTGAGCCAGCGTCAAGGCAAAATGTTTAAGCCCTGCTATCAGGAGTTCAAAAAGATGCTTCTGCTCACCAATATCGAGTTGACCGAAGGGCAGAAAACGCATGTGCTACGCCATACGTTTGGATCTCATTTTATGATGAACGGCGGGAACATTCTGGTACTGCAAAAAATTCTTGGTCACGCCAACATCCGCGAAACGATGAAATATGCGCACTTTGCCCCAGACCATCTTGAGCAGGCCGTCGAGCTGAACCCTTTGAACGACATAATGTCCACAGCATGA